TTTCATCATGTCTTTTTATCTCATCATACTCAACTATCTGGAGATAATGTCAATTCTGTATTTACTTTAGTTGCTTCCTCAAATTTTAATTTATTATCAACATAGGTCTTTAGAGCTTGTTTTTCAATCTCTATCATTCTATCATTATAATTCTTTTTATCGTCTAAATCTTTTAATAAAGCTGCATTTTGTTCACTTGATATTTTTCTGTTAATAGTTGAATATTCTTTATAATTTGCTTTTGTATAATCAACATCAAATCTTCATAGTTTTACATTATCTACTAAATTTCATTCAAATCATAATTTCTTAGCAAATTTATTTACTCAATTTATTGCAGTATTTAGGAACTTTTCAAGTAATTCTATTCATTTATTCAAAGAATTTTTTATTGCTTGTGGCAAGGCAGAAAATGCAACTCAAACATTATGTGCAAATATTCATACATTAGCTCAGAAATCTCTCAATATTCATACTCAAGAGTTGAAAGTTCATTCTATAACTGTCCATACTTGAGCAAAAAAAGTTGATAAAGAGTAAAATTTAGCTTTTGCAAAACTTACAGTAGACATCATTACAATTTGCAACATATAGAAAGCATTCTTTGTATGAGTAAGCATGAAATCCATAACAACTATTACTCATTTTGCTAAAGGTAGTAATGCAGTTCAAATTTGCTCTAAAGTTAAATTAAATCTGTCTTTGAAGTTTGACCATTTTCAAGTAAGAGTTACAGTTTGCTTCTCCATAAGATTTCAGAATTTTTCTCATTCTGCAGTCATAAGTTGAAATGCTTTTTGAACATCTGAAAATCAAACTTTTCACTGACTTACCATTTTCTTAATTTCACTTTGAGAAACTTTCATGACTTTTGATAAATACTCTATCATAGGAACTCAAGCATTTGTAAATTGCATAAGTTCTCATCACATAAGTCTTCAAGCTACTCTAACTTGTCAATAAGCATAAGCAACTTGCTCAATAGGGACAGATAATCAAGCTGAAACATCTCATAACATTTTTAAAGTAGGCAAAATATTATATGATTCTACTCAAAATGCTAATAATTGCTTTGCAGTATCTCTTAATCAGATCAATTCAAAAGGTGTATTACTTGAAAATGTAGCAAGTTGTTTTAACATTGTATCTGCAGCTTCTGCACTTCATAGCATTGTAGTAAAAGATATTTTAGCTTGTTCTAATTTATCTCACAAAAAAATTGCCTGTTTTGTTAAGTCAATAACAGTTTCTTTTACTGCTGCTCAGATTGCCAATCATTTAAAAGCAGTTCAAAGTGTTGAAATTGCTCATTGTAATCATCATAGCTTTCATTGAATATCCTCAAGTAATTTTAAGGCTCAATTATCTTTTCACTCTAATTCTAAGTAAGCACTACCTGCATTAAAAGACATACTTATTTCTGATTATATAATAAGTCTTTCATTTTCATCTATATTCATATTCAGAAATCTCATAAGTCATCATCTTTGATTTCATCTGGTGGTTTTTTGTTTTGCATTTCTTTCCGAGTAGGAATATTTATTTTTTCAGATGACATTATTTGTCATATATGAAGTTGGACTAATCATGACAATTGTAAGTTTTGATTATATCTATCTTCTGAAATTATTTCTACACTATCTTTTAGCCAACCGAAACTTTTTTCTAAAATATATTCATCTGTATATCAATATTCTTTTCTAACAAGATGAATCATATATAAAACAGTATCATCTAAGCTGCTGCTTTCTCAGTTATTGTATCAGTCAGTTGGCTCACTTCTAAAAAAATCTTTTTGATATCTTCTTGCTTTATTACAATTTTAATAAGTTTAATAAAATCTTCAACATTAAATAATTCTTCAACTTCACTTTTATCTATTTTTAAAACTAATCATATTATCTCATTTATCTCGTTATCGTCAACATATTGTAAAAATGATAAATCAATTTTTTTATCTCATCATTTATCAAGAAAAGCTCATAAGTTTAAGGCAGTTCATACACTTGAAACAACTCAAGCTATTTTAAGAATGGCTTTAATACTCAATCTTCTTACAATAAATTTTTTTCATCAGAAAGTTATAGTTTCCAAGTCTGGATTTACTATATTTTGAATATGTTCTCAATTTGTCATATACATAATTTAAAAAATAAAATCACAATATAATTATATATAACTTTTAAAAAAATACAACAAAAAAAGGCTCTCTATTTGAGAACCTTTTTAAAATGTTAAACATAAACCTGATCAATCACTTTTCAAAATGCAGTTCATATATTTTCTGACGGATCTGCAAGTAAATTAAATTTAATAGGTAACAATACTTTTGCTCATTTTTGGAATGATTGAGAAACATCAGATCAGTCATATTTTGCTCTCCAAAATACATATAATCTTTTATAGATAGTACCTGCGATAGTTCTTTTATCAACTTGCACTATAACCATTCTTTCAGTAATTTCAGTATTTGCATTGATTCAAATAGTTGCTTCATCTGGAGTAGTTACAGTATCAACTGTTTCTGTATCTAAGTTCCAAGCTAATTTAAGATTTTCTATATCTGTTTCAGCTAAAGAAGTTTCAAGACCCATATTCCAATCAGTAACAAATTCATCAATAGTTCATAATACTTGGTCAACTTCCCAAGACTCTTTATCATATCATCTAGAAAGTGTAACACCTCAATCAGTAGCACCTATATCTCTATAACCTGCTTTTAGTGCATCTCATACATCAAAAATATCTCAAAATTTAACTGGTTTAGTAGTTCATGGTGTTGCTACTATTATTCTGGCTGATCAACCAGTAATATTTTTTTTATCTACAACTTTTCAAGCCATATTTATTAAAATTAAAAATTAAAATTAAGCTTTTATAACTTTGTATCATTTCAATTTTGCTAGTACATTTTCATAAACATCTAACGAAACTGTAATGACTACATTATTTTTCATTTCAATTATTCATCATTCATATTTTATATTAACTCAACTAGAATGTCAAACTAATTTAACATCAATCATTTCTTGAGTATCATTTTTTTCTATTTTCTTACTCATATATAAAAAATAATAAAGTAAATTTTAATCGCTATCTTCTTCATAGAATAACATATAAAAGAATGTTTCAGTATATCATTTTTCCATTTTATCTTCTATTCATCAATTAAGTTTTTGCCACTTAAGTGAATTTATAGTCATGGCCTCAATCTGTTCTATAGTTTCTATTGCCAACTGTCTTGTTTCTGATATTGTAGCTCATCTAATAGCAAATAATACTCTATGGTATCAACTTTCAGATCATCATCTTTGGACTATTGCTATAGACGGATAAGGGATTGTATCTCATTCAGAAACAAAGAAATCTGGACTATATACTTTCTGGAAGCCAGAAATCGTCTTTAACTCAGTTATCAAGATAGGTATTATATCAATCATAGTATATATTGTTAATTGTATTAAAAAAAATTAAATTTGCAAGAATTTGTTTTTTTCTCTTAATATCTTCATAGGTCGGTTTAAAATACCACATAGTCCTTAACTTGTATTCTTGGAGTGATATTTTTCAACTTTTATATTCTTCAAAAACAATTTCAGGATTTTCTCTATTCATTTATTTTTGCTTATCAAGATAATCTTTTACTCATTTTGCAAACAATGAACTCATATCTGCTTTTGACATATCTAGACTTCTCGCAAGTATTGAATATTTTCTTTCAAGAAAAGCTGCATATTCAACATTACTTCAAAAAATAAGTTTTAACTCTTCAACTACTTCTTTATGTATTCAATCATTACTTTCTGTTTCTTTTACTGTTTCTCTAGGGATTCAATCTTTTGCATTTAGATTTATTGAAGCTCTAAATCTTCAAGTTACTACATGATCTTCTTCTGTAGTTATAGTCTTTGCATTTCTTTCTGGAGATAAACTTGCTCTAACTAATCATTGCATTATAGCTTTCTTTATTACTGATCAAGCATTTCTATTTATTTTAAATGTAAGCTTAGATGTTATCATAATATAAGCAGGTTAACTTCTAAATGATGTATTCATTCATCATCAGGAGCTGGTTCTATTGATAAAACTTTATACATCTTGCTATCTATAATGGTTCAATTTTTAGAAATACTATTTACCTCATCTCATCATTTTATTTCAACATTAGGTTCTAAAAACAAAATAGCATCTATTTTTATAGAAGTTTCATCATAATCCACTCAAGCTCTAGGGGAACTTATAAAACATTTTACTTTTTTAGTAATTGTACTCTTTACTGGAGTTCAGTAACTATCTTCTCAAGATGATGTTTTACTTACAATATTGCAATCATAAGTAAGAAAGTCAGTAATTTCACTCATATTTCTATTGGTTATGAATCATAGTTTTTAAATCTTTAAGGCAGTTTGAAAATGTACTAAAATTTCATTCATTATTAAAATAACTTATTTTTGATTTTTGAATTTCTTCATTATCTTCAAAACAAAAATGTATAACTCATTTTGAATTTTCCATTTCGTTTATTTGAAATCATTTCATTTTCAAAAAAGCAGCTAAACTTAAATCTTTGGTCTTAAACATATACATTTATTATAAAATAAAAAACTTTATATCGTTAGTACTTTCTTTTTGTATTCAGTACTTACTTCTAATATTATCAATTATACTAACCAATCAAGTTTTTTCAATTTTTTTCTCAAAAAAAGATAATGAGAATCTTCATATAGTTTTTTGGCTAACTTGAGCAGTTCATACTGTCTTTTTATACTCTTCATAAAAAACTCTTGTAATTCACATTATTAGGCTTTTTATTTCTGCTGGGATAGTAAGTAATGTAAAATATCAAATATCTGCTGTAATCTCAATATAATAAGATTTTATTGAAGTCGTCATTACATTTCATTCTAAAAAGTACTGAGATTCAGTTAATTCTGATAAAATGCTTAAATCTTGTCATAATATCTTTACACTTTGCAGGTAGCTAACATTATTTTTTAATGTTACAACATTTTTATTATACATTCTTTGCTTCCAAGTAATATTTTCTTTAATGAGTAAATCTGATCATAAATCAAAAAAATATCAAGCATCATTTATAAGCTGCTTAATAAGTGCTTTGTCGTCTACTCACTCTATTCAATAAAATTGAGCGAAGTCCTCAACTGATATGTATTCCATAAATAAATAGATAAAAAATAAAGGTAGAATTTATCTACCTTTATTATACTAATCTTTTAAGATTTTTCAAAGTTTCTTTTCAACAAGAACTTCTACAGATTTTTTGATTCTTCAAGAAACTGCATATTTTTCTCATTTCAAGAAAGTAAAACCTCAGAAACTAACACTTCTATCTGTTCATGTCAACATAAACATTTCGTGATTTAATGATTCAGGTTCTTTATCTGGTTGAGGCTCTAACTTAGCAGGTGTGATTACTTTAGAATTATTTTTTTCTAATTCTGCTTTTAATTTTTTGTTTTCAACTTCTAGATCGTTAGCTTTTTTTTCTGCTAATTCTCTTAATCTTATTTCTTCATCTACTATTCAAGTATTATCTACAGTAGGTGCATCTGGAGAAATATTGTCTTGAGGAGCAGTATTGTCTTCAACTTTCGGTTGAGGTTGAGCATTTTTTAATTGTTCTGCTTTTAACTCTGCAGGAGTCTTTTGAGTGTTTGACATAATACTTTACTTTAACAAAATAAAATTATAAGGGGAAGACCCCACACACTAGGCAGTGTATAGAGTCTTTGTATAAGCCACAGCATCAGTTTCTTCTATTGCAAACCCTACTCTTGTAGTTATTACAAATATGTATGACCTTTTCAATATATCTTGATCTCTTTCAACTCTGATTTTTCTATGTATTCAAACTATGAAGTTTTGTTTTACAGTTAGAATAACAGTATTATCATCTAAGAAAGGGATAGGTACTATTTCAATACCGAAGATACCAATATTATCACTATCAGTTAATGATTTATCTCAAAGACCAGTATTTCTTCCAGTTAACTCATCTCTATAATCTTGTTCAGCATTTGACCCAACTAGATATACAAGATTTTTTCTATTTCTTCTGTATTTAGTAGGAAGAGATTTTAACAAGTCTGAGAATACATCTTTACTTAAAACTTTATTACCAGAATAAACTGTAACATGAGAAACACCATTTATACTTTTTTTAATACCATTTTGTAGTTTTAAATAAGTATCTAACGAAGTCGTATCTCAATCAATAGCTAACTCTTCTAAATCGTTTGCAAATTGTGTTGAAATCATTTTTAACATTGTATCTGCAAATTTTTCTCATTCAATATTATCTTCTAAAGTATCGTAAGAAATTTCCCAAGGCACAATTATTTCAGAAGTAGTTAATGAAATTTTACTTGTAGTAGGTACTACATAATCTCAACTTGTTGGAGCAGTTGCTTGAGTTCATGACTTAGCAACTCTTCAACCTATATTTAACTTATCTATTTCTTGAGCTGGAGAAGTCATAAAAATTGTTCTCGCATATTTCAAGAAAGTAGATTCATCAACAACATTAGTATAAAACTCTTTAGATTGTGCAGAGTTTAATATACCACCATTAGCTAAGTCAGTAGTTTGTATTACTGCTTTCTCTAATATTTCTTCTTCTTTTCTAGACATATTTTGGTAAATTATAAAAATAAAAATAAAATTAAAGTTTTCATCACAATCAGAAAATATCTTTAAAAGAAATTTCCTTACTTTGTGATTTACTTAAGTCAATTTCAACATCTTTTTGAACTGACCTTTTTGAAGTATTTATATTCTTCAAAGTCTTTTCAATTTCATCTACTTTTTCAAATTTAGTAGATAAGTTGTCAAAAGATAAATCTAATCATTTAACTAACTTATCATTAAACTCTAAAACTTTCGTTAAGCTTTCAGATAATGAGTCAACTTTTTCAATCAAAGCATCTAAACTTTTCTTAGAAACTTCAACTACATCTTCGTCTTCTCATTCTCATTCTCACTCTACATCTTTAGGAGCTTCTTCTCAAGCTCATTCTTGTCATTCTCATTCTTGAGATAATTCATCTCATTCTTGAGCATCTTCTCATTTAGTTACATCTTGATTTGCCTCATCATTAGCAGCTTCATCATTTTTTGTAACTTCTTTTTGTTCATCTTCTTTTTTACCAGACATGAACTTTTCTAACAAACTCTTAGTCATACTTTCGTTAGTTAAAGAAATAAATTTATATCATTCTATATTAGCTTCTTGACATGCTGGTCTATCAACTACTGATATTTCAACGAGTGTCATTTTAGTAATAACGAATACTTCATTTCAATCTACCATTCTCCATTCTGCATCTAATATTCTTGCTCAAATAGAGAATCATTTATAAACTCACATTTTTATCTTTTCCCAAACATCATCGTCAGCTATTTTAACTTTAATGAATGTCGCTTTTTTGTCGTCTAGAAATTCAGAATCTATTAGAACTCATACTGCCCTTGGTTGGTGCATCTCTCTAATATTTCAGTATCTTGCATAATCTTCCCAAGCATCTTTCATTGCATCATAAGTTACTATATCTCAAGTAACATCTACAACTTCTGAACTAGCAATTCCCCAAACTTCTTTTTGTTCTCACTTCTCAACTATATTATCTATTTTAAAAAACATTTCAAGATTTTCTTCTGTACTTTCTTTTTTTTCAATTCAATTAGTTGTGTCAACAAATCAACTTCTATTTTTTACTGAATCCTTTTTAGATAGAAAAATTGGATCTCTACTTTTTCTTGTCATAATTTAAAATAAAAAATATAATACATTTACTGTATTATACTTTATCTTTTTTAAAAATCAAAACTTTTTATTCTATACTATTATAAATACTTCCAAAAAAATCAAAAACATTGTTTATATTGTCATTTGCATACTTTATAAATATTTGTAGCTTTTGTTTTTCATAATGCTCTTTCTGCTTCTCTTATTCATCAATATTGTTTTATGAAAACTCAATCTAGATTATACTGAGCTACTGGTTTTGATATTTTAGAGTCTAATCATTTAGATTTTTTATATCAAAGTACTTTAAATTTATGTTGATTGTTTTCACTACTAGTACACCATTCTAAATTTTCAAGTCTATTATTGCTTTTATCTCAATCTTTATGATTTATTTCTTTTTTGGGATTTTCTAAAAATGATAATCATACTAGACGATGAACATAAAAAGTTTTTGATTTATTGAATTTATTTAGATTTACTACTTTATATCATTTTCAATTATCTCATATAGATAATATCTTTTCTTTTACTAACTGTTTTTTTGAATAATTTTTTTTATATCTTTCAAGTGATTTAATATTTCAAAGATTACTTATTTGATATAATCACTAATAATCTTTTATATCTTTCCAAATTTCCATAATTTTTAAAAATAAAGTTATAATACCACCTATTATAACTTTATATATTTTTAAGTCAAATTTATTACTTTAAATCGCTTAGCACAGGTATTACACTACATCTACACCTCGGATGTTTGGGAGCCATTCAACTTCTATCATTTATCTTGTATGGATTTAAACTAGCAGCTTGTTGACAAATAGGGCAAGCAGTTAATGCTGGTAATATCTCATAATAAGTAACTCATATATCTTTATAAACTCATATACTTATTTCAGACGAAACTCTTATTGACTCTGTTTGAGCTATCATTCTAGCATTATTTACAGCTATTCATTCTATCTGTTTAATTATCTCTTTTGAAATATCATAAGTACTTTTTCAATCTTGAAATCAGTATAATACTATATCTTCAAGCTTTTGTTGAATTTTAGACATATATCATCATGACCATTTATAAAAATAATCATTCAAATTATATTGAGCTTGTTGATTGATTCATATTATCGTACTTGCTTGCTCAATTCATTCATCAATCATTCATCATTTTATTTCTTTCAAAAACCATTCTGGTAATTCTTCTCAATAATAAGAGTGTACTACTTCATAGAACTCTGATTTATCAAAAATGGAGTTTGATATTGCAACTATCTCTTCATAATTTAATTCTCTAGTAGCAGCTTTTTTAATTCATAAGTTAATTAAGGATCTTCATAGAAATCATACTCAATCTGCTTCATTATCATATCTCTCTCTAAATTTTTTAGACTTTCACATAAAATACTTATTTAATATTTTATATCATTCTTCTATCTTTTTATCAAATTTTTTATAATCTACAAAGGGATTAGTTCATTCAGAAAAACTCTTATGGACATCTAACGAATTTGAAAGAGTTTTTACACCCTCTCAAATTCTTTCTTTTAAATCATTACATTTTTCACACATATATTTTTTTTAAATTCTAATAGCTTTTAATTTAGATTTAACCCATTCTTCAACTTCTGCAAATTTTATTCTTGTGTCATTTATTCTTCTATATTCTTCATCATCAATTTCAATAACAGAAAGTGTACTATATTTATCTTTTTCTTTTTCGTCTAATTCTTTATTAAAGAATCAATATCATCATCAATTAAACTTAACTAAAGTAACTCTATTCATAATATTATTATAATTTACTAATTTCTTTTGAGAAAAATTTATCAATCTTTCTAGATGATTTCTCACTTCAATCAAAACAAGTAAGTAGCTTCATTAACTTTTTTCTTTTACTCATAATTTTAATATAAAGGAGATAATCATTTCTTAACTAACATTATATTTATTGTAATCAATTTTTCAATTTTTTTAGGAACTTTACAAATTCATGACATATAACAATTTTCATAATAAGCAAAGTTTACATTTTTTGGAATTATTATATTGTACTCTTTTCAATTATAGTAGTATCAATTTACATTTTGAGTAGCTATAATCATAACTACAAGTATCATAATTATTTTTTTCATATTTTTGTTTTTGTTTTTGTAAATAAACTATTTTATACTTTCAAAGATTTCATTACATTCTTTGATTATTTCAGATGCAGTTTCTACTGTAAAATATTGATTACCAATCTTAACTCATTTTTTAGTAGCTATTATTAAATTTTCCATTTTTTATAAAGTAAAGAAATAAATTTTTATATTAAATTGTTTTGATTTAATATATATATATTCTATCAGATATTTTCTTTACTGTCAAGTTTTTTTATGTTTTTTTCATATTTTTGATATGCAAAATGAACAGAACTAGGCTTCAATTTCATTTTTTTAGCTATATCTCTAAATGATAATCATTTTTCTTTCAATTCTGCTACTTTTTCTACATCTATATAAACTTTTGGTCTTCAAATACTTTTTCATTTTACTCTTGCTTTATTTAATCATTCTTTAACTCTGTCACTTATTAAATCTTTTTCAAATTCTGCAAATGCTCATATTATTCAAAATAATAATTTTCATATACTAGATGAAGTATCTATATTTTCAAAATAACTTATAAAATTTACTCAAATAGAATTAAACAAATCTAATGAATTTACTAAATGTTTTAAATTTCTAGAAAATCTATCAAATCTATATACAAGTATTCAATCAATTTTTCTTTTTTGTGAATCTTCAATTAGTCTATTTAATCATGGTCTTGAATCTTTTGTTCAAGAAACAGTATCTGTGTATTCATCATATATTTCAAATCATCTTGATTTTGCATATTCTCGTAACGGAATAAGCTGTGTGTCTAAATCTTGCTTATCAAAAGTACTTATTCTAGCATATATTCATATTTTCATAATATCAAATTAAATTATAAATATTCAACATAATCTGGTATGTTGTTTGATTTTAAAAATTCTTTAGCTCATTTAATTTCATCAATAAAGATTCTGTTCTCACTAAGTATATGAGTTTTTTCATTTACATTTCTTACATAATTTTCTGCAACTTTCCACTTATTTTGAATAAATTCTAAAGTTGTTTTCATATTGATTCAGTAATATCATCATTTAATTTTATTTCATTTCTGATTAGATATTCTATATAAAAGACCAAATCTACAAAGAACATTCAAATTTCAATATTCAGTTTTTGACAAAGATAACTCTCTATCTAAATCTTTTATTTGGAACTCGTGAGTATTGTTATTTAAACAATATGCTCTTATTTTCATCAATATATCTATATGTATTTTTGATATATTTACTTTATAAAATATATGCTTTGAATTACAACAAGGACATACATAAGTTTGACTCTTTGCAGTATCTTCTACTAGCTTTAATCAACTATTTCTCCTAAGAAAACTAAACATAACATAAAAGTTAAAAAAATAAATTATTCCTTTGGAACTATATTTAAGGTTCTACATCTATCTTTCAGATCATTTGAAATTCTAGTAATTTTATATCATCATCTAATTAAGTAATTCAAAAACCTATCAAAGTAAGCTCATCTATCTAATATTCTAATATTGAAAGCTCAAGAAACTTTACTAAAATTTCAAGAGAAAATTATTCAAATATCAGAATTAAAAATTTCCCAATTCTCTTCTATCCGTTCTTTTCTTCACATTTCTAATTTTCATATAAACTCTTCTAGATTTTCATAACTTGATCAAACACTTGTAAATGAATTGAAAAAACATTTTTTACAAAACTCTTTAACTTCATCTTCTTTATAAAAAAGAGGACTAATTCTATTTATTCTTATAGGCCTTACATATTCATAATCTCATTTTCAAATCTCACTACATTCTCCCCAAGTAACAAATACTTCAATATAATAATCTGGACTTCAATGCCAACTATTTTTTTTATCAACTGGAACTTTTTTTGTAAAAAAATATTTACAAGAATGTTCAAATAAAAATTCCATTCAGTCGTCTTCAAATATTTTAAAAGACTTTTCTTTATATCATGACTTCTCCATTCTTCAAGAAGTTCAATCTACAATTATTCAATATTCCATAGTTTGTAAAATTAAAAATTATTGTATTAGTATTCTATTTATTTTATTCAATCTGTCAAGTTTTTTTAT